ATGAGGTTCATCGAACACTACTGCAGAACGCCGGAAGGGGCGCACGTCGGGGAGCCTTTGCGCCTGGCGCTATTCCAGGAGGTTTTTATATACGCGGTTTATGATAACAAGCACGAAACAAAAACCGGGGTGCTATCCATTGCCCGGAAAAATGGGAAATCAGCACTAATTGCGGGAATGTTACTCGCACATATTGCGGGGACTGAAGCGCAGCAAAATAGCCAAATAATCGCGGCCGCCTTATCCAAAGAGCAAGCCGGGCTGATTTACAAATTAGCCTCGAAAATGGTAATTCAATCCCCTGAAATACAAAATCTTGTTCGATTGGTTCCAAGTATAAAAACAATAATCGGGCTGAAAAAGAACGTCGAATTTAAGGCGATAGCCAAAGACAGCAGCGGCGGTTCAACTATGGGCCTTTCCCCTGTCCTGGTGTTGCTGGATGAATCCGGGCAAATCATAGGCAGCGGGACGGATCCGTTTATATCCGCCCTGGAAACATCGCAGGGCGCGCATGAGCGGCCAATATTTATAACAATATCGACGCAATCAGCAAGCGACGCGGACTATTTAAGCGTGCTAATTGATGACGCTATACGGTCCAAAGACAAGCACACAGTTTGCCATGTTTACGAAGCGGCCCCGGATTGTGAACTACTGGACCGGAAACAATGGGCGCGGGCTAATCCGGCGCTCGGGGTATTTAGGAATCGGGCAGACCTAAAGGCGCAATTAAAAAAGGCGGCCCGTTTGCCATCTATGGAATCGACCAGCCGAAATTTATTACTGAATCAGCGGACCGCTACCGAATCGCTATTTTTGAGCGCATCGGTGTGGAAGCGCAACGGGGCGCCGATAGACCTTGAAGTGTTCAAAAATAACAGAGTAACGGCGGGCCTGGACCTTTCAGCCCGGAACGATTTGACAGCGTGTGTTTTATCGGCAAAGGATTCGGCGGGGCTTGTACACGTTTTACCTTTTGTTTTTTGCCCGACACGCGGCATTGAAGATAGATCCAAGCGGGACCGGGCGCCCTATACGGCATGGTGCAGGGACGGTTATATGATCCCGCTCGGAGGGGAAACCGTAGATTATGACCAGGTATGTTATTACCTAAAGGGTGCGCTTGATGATCTTGACATTAATATTGAATCAATCCAGTTTGATAGATGGAATATAGATAACTTTCAGGCAGCGGCCGCGCGCGTCGGGGTGTTCGGTATGGCTGAATTTATCCCGGTCGGGCAAGGCTTTAAGGATTTTTCTCCGCGGTGTGCCTGTTTGCTTAATAATATGCTTGAGGGAAAAATAAAACACGGCGGACACCCATTGCTGACTATGGCCGCTAGTAATGCTATATCAGTAAACGATCCATCAGGAAACACAAAGCTAGATAAGTCAAAATCAACGGCGCGCATCGATCCGATTGTGGCAATGGTTATGTCAATATATCCGCAATTGGACGGAGACGAAGGGGCAACGGATATAGCGGGAATGGTCGGATAATGGAAAAAAAACCGCCAATCTGGTAAAGTCGAAAAAATACCAGGCCCCGACCATGAGCAAACGACAGCGACCAGGCAAACGGGAAAGGAAACGCGACGGTGATTACCGGCCCCCCCATAATCGGCTATTCACCTATGAAAAAGAACAAAACAGGAATTCAATCAGCAGATGATCCGTTTAAATTCATCATGTCTACGGACACGGTGGATAGAATGGGAGATATTGTTAAACAGGATTGGAACCTAAATGAATTCGCCAAAAACCCTATCGCCCTATGGCAGCACAATAGCAGCTTCCCTATCGGAACCTGGGACTATGTACGCGTCGAGGGCGGGCGCCTGGTGGGGAAGCTTATCCTCGCTAAACAAGGAACCTCGAGGCTAATCGACGAAATCCGGAGCCTTATAGAGCAGCGCATTATTCAGGCGGTATCCGTCGGGTTTAGTCCTGGATCCGCCACCCCCATAAATAAGGAGAAACCCTGGCAGGGTTCGATTCTCAAAAATAATACGCTTCTGGAATGTTCTTTGGTAAGCGTACCGGCTAACAGCGAGGCGCTACTCGCTAAAAGCCTCTCATCAGAGCTTAGAGCCACTATCCAGCGGCAAGCCTCACAATATAAACAAGCAGGTTTTAAAATGACACTAGCAGAACAGATTGCGGCCCGAAAAGCCGAACTTGAGAAAATCAGCGGCGAAATCGAAGTGCTAAAAGCCGTTTCCGATACCGAATTGCGCGACATGAACGACGCGGAAATTTCAGAATATGAGAAGCTATTGGACGGCCGCGACCGTACTAACAGGCTAATTAAGACCCTTGAACGCGACGAAAGCGAAAGCGCAGCACGGGCAAAAGCTAACCCGGCGCCGGTCAATGTTGCGGCAATTGTCAATGTGGGGGAAAAACGCGAAAAAGGCTCACTATTGTTCGGCGCCCTGGGAAATATGCTGAAGGGTCATATTATGGGCGCGGATCCATCGGCAGTTGCGGCGGATAACTATAAGCAAGATAAAGATATGCAGGCCATGACGCAAGCGGTGACGAAGGCGGCGATTGATCCGGCTATGACTACCGTCCCGGAATGGGCCGGGGATCTTGTGCGTGAAGGTTTTGGCGAATTTATGAATCTGCTGAAACCGGTGTCCGTATATCCAAAAATTCCCGGTATGCGGCATACTTTCGGCCGGAACGGTTCTATTAAAATCCCCCGGCGCGATTCTACCCCGCAAATTAACGGCGATTGGATCGCTGAAGGGGCGCCGATCCCGGTCAAAAAACTGGGCTTTAAGTCTGCGACCCTGACCCCTAAAAAGTTGGGTGTGATCAGCACTTACACGCGCGAAATTATGCGCGCAAGTAATCCGCAAATTGAGCAGATTATTAGGACGGCAATGCTTGAAGATACGGCCGAAGTACTTGACAAGACCTTTCTCGATAACACAGCCGGGACCGCTATTCGCCCGGCCGGTTTAAAGAAAATCGCGGACACGAACACAGCAGCGAGCGCGGGCAAAACGGCGGCGAATATCTTGACGGATATCGGCGCGGCGGTCGGTGCGCTGATTACAGCGAATATGGGAAATTCAGCCGTTTGGGTGATGAATCCTAAGCATCGTATCGGCTTGTCTGCCTTGATGCTGGCAAACGGCGCGTTTTTATTCCGGGACGAAGTAAATGCGGGATCCTTTGCGGGCTTCCCTTTGATCTTGTCGAACAATGTCCCGGTCGGTGATGTTTTTCTAATCGACGCGCAAGCCTTGACGTTTGCTAATGATTTTGCACCTGAATTTTCGGTTAGTAATCAAGCGACCTTGCACATGGAAAGCGATGTTGCGAACGTTGCGCCGATTGCGGGCGGTCCTGGAACGGGTACGGGTGGCACGCCTGGGACGCCTGGCGTCGCAGATTTTGCGCAGCCGGTCCGGTCATTATTCCAGACCGACACGTACGGAATTCGCATGGTTTGGGGTTTGGATTGGGCGGAAATGCGCGCGGGCGGTGTGTTCTACCTTTCGGGCGTCGCTTGGTAAGTTTTTCCTTTTGGTTTATCCCTGGCCCACGGGCCGGGGGTTTTTTAGGGTTAGAACATGACAAAGAAAAAACAGCCGGGTTTAATTCCCGTTTGGGTACATGAGGCCGGAATAAGCGGCTTTGATATGCACGGCAAACCGACCGACGCAATGGAGCCGGAAAATTATGGTTTTGTTAAGAAATTAAAAAAAGGGGTGCAACCGGCGGACACAGACGCTATTGATTTGAAGCACTATAGAACGCGCCAAATTAAGGCGAAAAAATGCGACTAATCGCAAAGATTAAAAGCTTGTTTGCGCGCGATGATATCGGCGCAAGCAATGATCAAACCTGGATCCCGCATAGCTTTGATTGGAATTTTTGGCAAGAGGATCGACACGGCGGCGGGGATCTGCGCAATACGGCGGTTGAATCTTGCGTATCGGCTATCTCGCAAACCATCGCCCAAATGCCTTTGGAGCATTGGCAGAAAAACGCGGACGGCGGCAAAACAAAGCTATCCGGCAAAATATCGGAACGGCTTAGATATCCAAATGCCTATCAGACACAATCCGATTTTATTCTAAATTTAATCAGGTCGGAACTGCTGACTGGTAACGGGATCGCGTATGCAACGCGCAGCGGGGCCGATATATCGGGCTTGCACTTGCTACCAGGCAGGGCGGCGGCCCCTTACATAGATCCGCAAACGCAAGCGGTATTTTATTCGGTGGGTGGCAATCCTTTAGTATTCAGCGAGGAAGGCGTCATGATCCCGGCGCGCGATATCTTGCACATTAGATCAAACACCCCGAACAATCCGCTAGTCGGTGAAACGCCCCTATATTCTGCGGGGATGGCGGCGGCGGCCGGCAATGCGGTACAGCGACACAATGCGCATTTTACGGAAAATATGGCCCGGCCGTCCGGGGTTATGAGTACAGATCTGAAACTGTCGGCGGACGAAGTGGCGATTTTGCGGGCCGCCTGGGAGAATCAAACAACGGGGAAAAACGCGGGCGGAACGCCGATATTAACGCACGCCCTGAAATGGGACAATATCACCA